CTAAACGACCAGCTTTACCCATTCCTGCCCACGAGAGTCGTTGTATCGATCGGTCGTTGCCTGGACCTTGTGGCCCAACAGCGTTTTTGTGTCGACACCCTGAGCACGGTAAAGTCTTTCTGCAAGGGAACGTTGTTCATGGAAAGTGGCTGGCGTCTTCCCTTCGGGAGTGGCAAAGCCGGCGCGATCACGCGCTTCTGCAAAGTAATCGCTAAGACCATCTTTGCTCATTGGTTTTGTTTTTCGCTGGTGGCGACTGTGAATCAGATAGGGGCTTAGTATTCGGTCCCTACATCCTTCAATCACTTCCTTCAATGTCATACCGATGGCATCGCAATGCAGAGTCAAGGGCAGGGCAAGGCGAACACCTGTTTTTCCTTGCTCAACATGCAGATGACCATCCCACACATCTGTAAATTTCATTAGGCAAATATCTTCGCGGCGCTGTCCTGTCACAAGAGCCAGAAGCATTGCATTCCTGATAAAGTGTCCTTCTGGAGTACTATTAAAAATAGCCTTCCAGTCTTCAATTGTGAGTCTCGCCCGGGTAACTTTTGGTATCGGTTTACGAGTCGCCTCCGGTGGATTCCAGCCTGGTGGCACTTCTCCCGCGTGCTGAGCTTCTTTGTAGATATCAACCCATACTCCTCTGCTAACCCTCGCTGTACTCACCATGTTTTTATCCATCCACTCGTCGAGTATCAGGGCAAAATCGCGAACCTCAAGATCCCTCATGGGGTGATTGCCAAGACGAGAAACTAAAAAAGCAGCCATGCGCAATTTTTCTTTATATGTAGTTGTAGCGATGTCGCCATTCTTCAATTTCACACCCTGGATCTTGTTGTACCGCTCCACCCATGCACTCAAACTAATGCCACGCTTTTTGGTGGCAGAAGGGGATGCGTCTATTTTATTTAAGAAAAACTCAGCCTCTGCGGCCGCCAGGCGTTGATTGGCAATTAAGGCTATTTTTTCTGCTTTAGCCTTATCCGTGCCTAATCCGTGAAACTTCCCGGTTACGGGATTTTTATACTGGTAGTAAGTTTTGTCAGTGCGCCGGTCAAAGCGGGCATATAGCCCGGGAATGGAGATGCTATTTTTGCGTGGCCTTGGCGACATGGTTGAGGATCTCCTTCAATGCATCGTCATCATCATCGTGAATTTCTGGCGAGATTCCGGCCGCGCCTGGGCCAATAAAAACAGCATTACGATCAACACACCAACGCCCGCAAATTTTTTGTGGTTTGGGGCTGATATATCCCAGCTTGCCGTATTTAACCAGGGTGGCATTTGTTATTGCGAAACCAAACCGGCCAGGCTTCCACTCGCTCAGTGTTATCAGGAATTGTTCAGTCATAGCCATCACCCTTGATGGCCTGCCCACAATACTAATGGGCAGGCTGTTCAGTTTTTGAAAATGAATAATCAGTTTGCAGTCAGGCGCTGCCAGATAGCTGAAACGTATTTGACCTGATGCCGGGCGTCGGCAAGTGCGTTATGCATGTCGCCGTCGAAAGGGATCTGATAGCGCGGGTTGATACCGACAACTTTGCCCAACTCGACAATGGTGCGCACGTCACGGTCATTCCAGAACGGCACGGACAATTCCGCACCAACCTGTTCATATGCGCGGCGCAAAATTACATTGTCGAATGAACTGCCATTGCCCCAGAGCTGCACATACTTGATGCCGTTGGCTGAATTCGTGTGAATAAATTCGTCGAGGTTATCGATGGCGTCCATCAGCGAAATAGCATCGCCGCCGGTTATCGCTGCGCGCGCCTCTGCTGACTGTTTCATCCACCAGATTATTGTGGCGGCGTCAGGTTTCGCGCCGAACTCCATTGCGGACTCGAGGCTGACAATCTGATAGAACTCCTCACCCGTTTTGCCTGTTCCCGGATCGAAAAACACCGCGCCAATGGCGATAATCGGTGCTTCCGGATTGTTGCCCATCGTTTCCAGGTCAACCATCACATGCGTCATCAGGGTGTATGATTCGTCATCGTTAATTTGATGCCCGGTATCAATATTGTTATCTACGGCAGTTGTCTGTGGACGAGCTGCAGCACCGCTTTCAGTTGACACATTTTCTGCTTCGCCCGGCGGTACCGCAGAATCAGTCTGGGTTTCATCACGGCCAGTTTCTTCCATCTGCACATCGTCGGCAGCCTCGTTCTGTTGTTTGGTTGTGCTGGTGGCGGATTGCTGGCCCATCAGGTTATCGATGGAGAAAACGCCATTACCGAGATTCGCAATTTCCGTTGTTGTTTTAGAATCCCCAGCAGTTTTGCCTGCTGCTTCTGCAACCTGCTTACCTACAACAACGAATTCTGTAGAGAGCTTATCCAGACTTTCTACCGGTTCTGTTCCCTGAATGACCCCGGCAACTACTGCTGCACTATCCAACTGGCGCGCGGCAACTAATGTTTCCTGTGTTGGGTTGGCATGATCGGTTTCGGTCAGGTAGGCATTTATGTAACCGCTCAGACGACCTGGGGATTTATAAAACTCGGGATGAGCGCTTCTGATAACTGCAAAAATGGCTGCGCGGGAATAATCGAGGATGCCAGGCGTTTTGCGTAGTACACCCGACCACTCCTTCCAGGGGCTTTCATTTTTGGAGATAACCTCTTTCGCCCTGCGATGGATCCCCCCAGGGATGTTGTAGATGTCGAAATCCATAGGCAGGGTTGCCGCGGCAATTTCTTCATCCAGCGTATCCAGCGTGTGGATGTAGTCTGGATTGCGGTCTGTTGGAATGCCGCCGCCAGCAGTTGTTCCTGAATCAGTTCGCTGAATAGCGGCCACGCGTTTGCCAGCCTGCCACTCCTTAACCAGTAAGCCGCGGTCAATATGATGAGTTGCTGCCCATGCCTGCATGAACCGCAAAACCACGCCGAGTTCATGACGTGCCGAAGGGGCAAATACTTTTTTTACAGCGTCAGTGAGCTTCCAGATCTCTTGCCAGGAATATTTTTTTGCCTCCGCCACATTCTCGGCGGCCAGCATCAGGTTTTGAACATAATGGTTATCTACGTCAAGCATGAGATCGGAGATCATAATCCGCTGGTCGGCGGTGACGTGATGGGCAAACTCATCGCAAATGTAAGCGGCAAGGAACTGCTGGCGGAATCCCAATTGTGCAGCCGGATGCTCCATTGTATCGGTAACATCCTCATTCCGAATTGCCGGTTCTTTGTTCGGGAATTTGCCGCTTTGCCAGTCTTCCACCAACTGATTGCGGGAATCCGGTTCAGCAGAGATCCAGTTCGTCACAAATTCAACCAGCAGCGTCGGGGCGTGCTCGCCATCCTGAGGGAATACAGCTTTAACTGCCTGCACCAGTTTCCACTCAACATGCAATGACAGGTCAGCAAATTCAGCAACGTCACTGATGGCCTGCATCAGGTTCTGCATGTAGGAGTTGTCTTCATCCAGTGACAGCTCGGTGGCGGTAATCTGCTGCGCCTTAGTGATATGGGTCTGGTATTTATCGTTCAGCAGGTGAATAGCAATGCGAACAGCCAGCCCACGATTTTCCAGAGGAACACTTGCTTCGTCATACGTAGTCGGGAGTTCTTCTTTCGCAACTGGTACTAATGAGGTCGTAACCTCGCTGGTGGTTATTTCCGGTTCCGGCGCTGGCAGGGAAATCAGCTTCCACGAACGTCCATCTTCGTTGAGTTCGTAGCGGTCGCACCAGGTATTGTCCAGCTTGCCTTCTTCCGGCAGGTCATCAACAACAGGCCAGTCTGTCCGAACTGGCTGCAAATAAGGCGCGCCGCGCCCGGTTTCGATTTCTGCATCTTCTAGAATATTGGCAATTTCGCGTTCAGCGCGGGAATCGGATTTGGCAGATAGCCAGCAAAAAAGGTGTTTAGCGTCAGTCGCTTTGGCTTTCGCTTTAATCAAAAACGCGTATGTCTGCATTGCGTTCGGGCTCCTAAAGGTTGTAAGATTCCCGGCAGCTAATGGTTAGCCGCCTGCGGTTGGTCATTGGTCAAAACTCGTTCCGGAAAGCTTTGGTCGGCTGACCGGGTACTTAACCCGCCTTGCGCGGGTTTTGTGCTTTATGGGGTACTGATTTTTGCGTCGGACAGTTGCGAGACGAGAACACTGTCGAGCGCAACCAGTACCGGGTCGAAAATGCTGCTGTGCGGGATTATGGTTACAGCGCGGATCACTTCGGCGACGCTGGTTTCGGACTCAGGTTTGCAAAGGTGGTAACCGCCTCCTGGTCCTTTTTGACCGCGCACGATTTTGGCCTTTCCCAGCTTTGATACGATCTGTTCAACGTACGATTGGGAAAGCTTCAGTTCGCTGCTGATGGTCGCAACAGTGACAGGTGCGCCGGTATAAAGCTTTTTCATTACAGCGACGACGCGCACTGAGGCAATGATACGTTTCATTCCAAATTCCATAACTTATCCCTTATCAGGCTCCCGGCCGTAACCGGGTTTATCGTCAATAGCATCTTGCAAAATTTGCTTCGCTTCTGCTGGTGGTAGCGTCAATGCCAGCCTGATGGCGGTGCCGAAGGTCTCGGCGACGAGTTCGAATTTGCTGGCCAGGCGGTTCGCTGCATCTGTCTGTTCCGATACCGCTTCCATTTCAAACTCATGTTCCTGATAAACCTCAGTGAGAACTTCATCCTCAACTTCCTGCCAAAGAGCTTCCTTCACTTCCAGCACCGGTAGTCTGCCGATGAGCTGCTCAGCGGGTGCGGTGCTGAAACGCAGTGCTAATTCGTTTGCTGACATATCTCCTCCTAAAAAGGCCCGCCGTGAGGCGGGCAAAGAAGATTTATCCAATTTAACCAGAACAGGTCATCGCCTCCTGTTTGGTTATGATGGCGGTATTGCCATCACGATGCCCCGTGCACTGGGCATCAGGCTGGCTACAGCCGATAGTCATTGGTAAAAACTCGTTTAAAAATGAACTGCAGGCTGTTGGTCGGCAGCCAGAATACTTACCGGGAAGCATTCGCCTTTAACGCTTTGCTCCGCAGCGGCGGCATTACAGTCATCTTCGGTTTGGTACACCCCCAGCGGGGTATCAGAACACTCGCCAGTCAGCGCACAAACGGTGATGACTAAATAAAAAAACGTGCTCACGCCTTAATCTCCGGGTTGCCTTTCTGCGCCAGGAAATAGCAGAACTGGCGAACGCGAGCCACAACCCAATTCAACTTCACGGCCTGAATGCCAACAGAGACGCGTGCGAAATCCTTCATTTTTTTCTCCCCTTTGATGAGGTTCATGTCGAGTGTGTGCCTGTGTCGCTGGCGAGCGGAACGGGTAAAGCCTGCTGCGCGAAATTTCTGAAAAACGAATATCAGTATCGCCATCTCATCCGGTGTTTCGTATGCCGCCGGCAGCTACTTCGTGGGCGTCCTGCCTAGATGTCTGATTCTGTAAAATCAGGCTACAAATAAACATAACAATAGTCAACGCAAATCTGATAATAAATATACCAGTGCGTATTTTTTAATGTCAGAATTACTGGGGGGAGGGCATAAAAAAAGCCGCTATTATGCGGCTTTCATGTAGTTAAAGTGGGATTACGTCGGGTCGATTTTTCTTTTGCGTAAGAACTCAGCCATAAATGCATCAAGTTCCTCTAATCGAGTCTTTGCCAATGATATGAAACGATCCTGTTCCGATTCGGGGAGCTGATCAAAAACCTCTAACAGAGCCGCTTGCTTTGAATTAAGAACTGTCTTGCTGGCGGTGACTGAATTTAAATGTTCCTCTTCTTCATCAGTCATGAAGAACCAATACAGAGGCTTCCCAAGCGCTTGAGGTAAGAGAGCCAGCTTTTCTTTCCTTGGAAAACTCCCGGCGTTACACCAATGACTTACCGTTTGGGAGTTAACGTCAATACGCCGACCCAATTCAGATTGAGATATTTCAGCCTCTTCAATGGCCCTTATCAGCCGTTCTTCAAAGTTCATATTCATATCCAAATCAAACCAGTAACCAAGAATACAAAGTTTCTTTGTAGTTGTGGTTAGTTAAATTTCTTGACACTGATAAGTTAATTATCAATCATGTGGTACTAAAATTAGGAGGAACCATGAACGAAGCCACACAACAAAAAATAATCTCTTTATGCGGAAGTCAGTCGGAGCTTGCCCGGCGTTTGGGTAAAAACTCTCAGACAGTATCTGTCTGGTTTCGTACTCAGGTAGCCAGTACAGAAGTCCTGAATGCTTGCCGCGTTCTGGACTGGCAAGTAACGCCGCATGAGTTACGTCCCGATCTTTACCCAAACCCCACTGATGGGTTGCCGCAGCAGGAGACTGCACATGCACACAATCAGCTTTGATCATCTTAATCAATGTCCGCCTTTGGCATTGAAATCGAAAAATCAGATTGAACCTCGCCGCCGCGACAACATGAAAAGGATGGCGATCAATACCGCCGTCAGCGAATGGGAAAAAACGTTGCCGGGTCAGGCTCAGGAACAGATAGCGCGGCTGGTGGCGGAGGAATGGAAACGCACTGGCGGCAAGGGGATCACAGTCAACAAGCTGAACTTGTTCCGCTATCTGCGCAACGAAAACGGATCCGAAAAATACAACCGTTATGTCATGCAACTGGCCCCGGCGATTTCAGCAGTGATGCCAATCGAGATAGCACGCACTTACGGTCTCCGTTCCGGCAAGACCGAAGCAGAGTTGGTGGCGAGCGCCATCAAGGAATGCGCAGAAGCACACCAGGCAAAGCTGTTGGGCGCACCACTGCAACGCCTGGAAAAGGAAATTTGGGAAGCGGCCACGTCGCTATACGCGATGCTCCCGAAAGAGGTATCAGAACCAGCGCTGGCGCTGCTCAGCACTCTGGCGCCGCAGTGTTTTTAAACGAGCTTTGACCAATGACCATAACGTCCGGGCAACCGGGCATCAGGAGTAACCATGGCCGCGCTGCCTTACATGCAACTTTACATTGCTGATTACCTGGCGGACACCATGCATCTGTCCACGGAGGAGCATGGAGCGTATTTGCTTCTCATGTTCAATTACTGGCAAACGGGGAGGGCTATACCAAAAAACCGTCTCGCTAAGATCGCTCGCGTTTCAGATTCGCGCTGGGCTGAGCTTCAAACTGCCCTGAAAGAGTTCTTTGAGGACGACGGAGAAAGCTGGGTTCATTTGCGCATTGAACGTGACATCGAAACGGTCACGTCATCTTCAAAAAGCAGACCGGCTATTGAGGGGGGAACCTCCTACAAGGGGCATCTGTACTTCATCACTGGACCTGATCTGGATGTTGTAAAAATCGGGTATTCAAAAAATCCATGGTCACGACTTAGTGAGCTACGTAGTAGCTACGGTAGCTCACTAACCGTAGTAGCTACGATTCGCGTCGTAGCCAAGCCGAAAATTTCCGTAGCTACGGTGCTTTCCGAGTTCAAATCGGAAGGTGACTGGTTTGTTAAAACTAAATGCATTGAATTGTTAATTTCTGGCGTCAAATCTGGAGAAATCACTACTGTAGAAGCTATTTCTCAGTTCGTAGCCAACTACGTTAGCAACTACGACAGCTACGGTAGCCAAGCTACTGTAGTAGCTACGGGAACTACAAATACAGATCCAGATAAAGATACAGATCTAAAAGAAAACCCAGAGAGAGATATACGCGCGCAAGACAATTTTTCCCCACCCATAGGTAAATTCCCGATCACCGAGGACTGGGCGCCAGGCGTTGATTTTGTCGGCCAGGCGGCGCTATGGGGTATTAATCTCGGTGAAGAGCCGGGTTACACCGACGTTGAATTGCAGCAATTTCGCGACTACTGGAAATGCGAAGGGAAGGTTAAGCACCACATTCAGTGGGAACAGACTTTCGCAACCAGCCTGAAAACATCACGTGCCAAAACTGCAGCCCCGGCGCAAGTCTCGCGTCGTCAGCCTGCCTTTGGCGTTTCGACACCCGACACGGCGATCCCGCCGGGATTCAGGGGGTAACCATGAAATCGACGAGTGACATTCTTGGTCGTCTGCAGCGACTGATCCCGGCCGGTGTTCAGCCGAAATTTACCAGCGCTGCCGAGTTAATGGCCTGGCAACAGGAGGAGGGACGTAAACGAGCTGCGGAACTGGAAAAAGAAAACCAGCGCACTCGTTCTGAGAAGATTTTTGGTCGGTCTGGTATCTGCGATTTGCACCGGAACTGCACATTTGCGAATTACCAGGTGAGCAATGACGGGCAAAAACACGCGCTGACGCTGGCAAAAAGTTATGCCCATAACTTCGGCAGCGGTTTTGCCAGCTTCGTTTTCAGTGGTGGCTGCGGTACCGGGAAAAATCATCTGGCTGCCGCCATCGGTAACTACCTGCTGCAGCATAACCACACAGTGCTGGTTGTGACTGTTCCTGACCTGATGCTGCGAGCCCGCAAATGCTATGACGAAGGGCAGTCAGAATCAGTATTGCTCGATGACCTGTGCAGGGTTGACCTGTTGGTGCTGGATGAGGTCGGCGTGCAGCGCGACACCCGAAATGAATGGGTATTGCTGAATCAAATTATCGATCGCCGCCTGGCGGCAATGAAACCTGTGGGGGTACTGACCAACCTGAATTTTGACGAGTTATCAAAAATCCTGGGTGAACGGGCTATGGACCGTCTGACCATGGATAACGGCATCTGGGTTAATTTTACCTGGGGGAGTTACCGCAAAAATGTAACCCATTTGCGGATTGTTAAATAACCAAAACGAGTATTGACCAATGACCAAACAAAAACGAATTACCCAGGCTGACCGACTGGTTGTGTATGTCAGCCATCACCCGGGCATTACCACCCCGGAAGTGTGCGACGCGTTTAATTCTGACTCCGGTTCGACGGGGCAGCAACTGGCTGCGTTAGTTCAGCGCGGTGTCATGACCCGCAGCCACAACGGCACCCACTGGGAATATACCGTTGTGCCCGGCAGCGATATCCCCGATATCGAGTTACCGGAACTTGGTCAGAAAGCGGATCCGGAAGTTCTACGGGCGGCACTTGAAGAAGCTGCTCTGATTGAATCGCGGGGGCACTGGCTGCGCGCTGCTACGAAATACAGCGAGATTATGCGACTGGCAAAGAGCAGTCAGGAGATTCAGGACATTTCCCGATTGCGTAACCGCTGCATTCGCAATGCCCGCGCGCGGAGGGCAGAAGCATGCTGAAACCTAAACAACGCGCCATCGTTGAATTTCTGGTACGCGAAAAATCCATTTCAACCCGGCAGGTTCGCAGTCTGCTGGGCTGCGACATCAAAGAGGCCTACGACCGCCTGAAACGTCTGGCGCTGGCAGGCATCGTGAAAAACGTTGGTAAACCTCATCACCCTGAATACCGGCTTACACATCGGTGGCGTTCGCGAGTGGCACCCGTTGCCTGTCCACCAGCGCCGCAAACTGTAGCGCAGATTTGCCGCGAAAAATGGCAGGGCTACCAGATTCACAGAATTTTCGGGAGCGCACAGAAATGACCATCGTTGCAAACAAACATGTAGCCCGCGTGGGCCACGAATTTGCAGCCGCAATGACGGCTGACACCCCGATTATCGAGATTGCCAAGATGGTGTCTCGCCTGGCTAATGCTCTGGATGAGCAAACCGCGTTACTGGAGCAGTTAGGGGGCACCCCAGTATCTAAAGCATTTGCCGACATCATCGCCGAACGTCAGCGCCAGCAGAACGTTGAATGCTGGACTACGGAACATGACGATCAGCATGGCGATTTTGAACTAGCTATTGCTGCTGCATGTTACGCGCAAAACGTTGCCGACTTTGCTGGCGCGTATTACCAGTTCGGGATCTCAGGCGAGGTATTTGACTGGACCAATGCACCGGAACCAGAGGTATGGCCATGGGCTTTGTCATGGTGGAAACCCACAAACCCGCGCCGTGATTTGGTTAAGGCCGGTGCGTTAATCGCCGCCGAAATTGAACGCCTCGATCGCGCCACTGGTGGGGAGGTGCAATTGTGAAAACGTTTATCGTTATTCAGCAGCGGCTTTGGTGTAACGACAGTGGACATGGAATCCACTATTCCTCTGACCTTGAAGAGTTCGATGCCCGCAACAAGGCTGTCAGCCACGGCTTTGACATTACTGAATCTGACGACTTCAACATCGGCGTTGTTGAAGGTGGTCGGCTCATATCGTTCGACTGGATGGATAAACCTATCGGTGAAACGCAGGAAACCATCCGCGAAATAGCTGAGGCTATTGGTCTGGGCTATTTCGACCATGATGCCGCACTGGATTTTGATCTCTTTGCGGGCGACTTCGGCGATTCTGGTGATGTTGAACTTTCCAACAAAATCGTCACTGGCCGTGGTGAATACACCTGTTTTATTTGCTACGGGAAAATTGTTAAAGGCGAAGTTCATCGTTCGGCAGTGCATAAATTTGACGGTGAGATCATGTCATACCGCGTTTGCAACGAGTGCTGTAGAGCGATGGCCAGCAGCGTCAATTACGACTTCATGAGCGATGACGAAGGTGTTGAAGACGAACAGGACCCTATCGACGCACGTTATGCGCTGGGCCGCGAACGCCGCGAGAGCAAAGGGGAGGTGCAATCGTGAGCTTTGAATATGTGAATGAGCATTACGGCGTTAATGCCTGCGTCGGTCGCCGCGTTGTTGCCTACGGCGAACCGGGCACCATCGTCCGGGATTTCGGCCAATACATCGGCATAGTTCTTGATACTGCACCGCATGCTGCGCCGGAACGCTATCACCCGACCGACGGCATTGTTTATGGCGAAGTAGTGGATTACGAACCGCCGAAAATGAACGCGCGTAAGTATGAGGCCAAACGCAACTATCAGGAATTTCAGGATGCCGAATGCGGTTATGACTTTCACGAATGGCTGGGTATCAATAAGCCTCGCGTGGATTATGACCACCATGGCAATTGCCGCATGTACCGTATCGGAAACTACCGCGATGTGAGCATTTACGGTGAATGGTGCCCTACCAAGAAAGCAGCGAAAGCCAGTTACAAAGCAGCATTACGCGCCAGCAAAGGAGCCAGCCATGATTAATCAAAATGAAAAAATTGTAATGATGGACAGTGATGAAGCCGCCAGTTTCCAGACCGTAACCGGGTGGGTTGATCGCCACGGGCGTTTTTGGGGTAAGGACGAGTATCAGGCGCGCTGGTGTGGTGCGACTCATCGCAAATGCAAAAACAAACCCGATGAGCATCCAATCCATAGCACGCATAGTTACTGCGAAGAGTGCCACCGTGAAAGCCGGCAAGCAAAATTTGAAGAAATGGAGCGTGCTGTATGGGCTGGCGAGCCGCTGGTTATTTTTGATGATGACCAGTATTTCTTCGACATTGAATCATTGGCTGAATATTGCTGGGAAAACTCCATGCTTCCGAGCGAACTGCAGCTACTTATTTGCGAGCCTAATTACCCGCCCGAGTTCGATATAGAACAACATTGCGAAGAAATCATTCCGGAAGGAGGTGATTACAACGATCTGCCGCAGGCAATCCTTGATGCTGCTGAGGCCTTGAATAAGGCCATAAAAGAAAGCTCGCCTGTGTCGTGGAGTGGCGGTGACCGCGTGGCCATCGTTTCAGATGACATCCTCACCGATGAGCAGAAAGATGAAATCTTAGCGGAGCGTGAAGCATGAGCAAATCGCTGAACGCACGCTGCATCCGACGCTGGGAAGTTGAATTCAAAAGCGTATGCGATTCCAAATTCAGCCCGTGGTGGCGCAAGCGTCATCTCAGTGGCTATATCCGGGAATGCGCTCTGACAACCGCTGACTGTATGGTTGAGAGACTAGCTGAGGACAATGCAAAATTTGATTTTCAGGGGAATTCTTTTGGATGGTCACCAGAGTTTGCTGACTGGTATCGCGAACGACGCGAACAGTACCGCAATGAGGCACTTACTTACCTCAATGAAGATGCCACCACTGATGAAATAGACGAGGAGATACAGAACGAGCTGGAGGCCTGGAATGACTGAGCTAACCCCATGGGGTCATTTTGCGAAGGGAGGTATTGAGTGAGCATTGAATTATTTTTCGGTGACTGTTTCGATGTTTTCCCGACATTAGCCAGCGGCAGTATCGATATGGTTTGCGCTGACATTCCCTACGGCACGACTCAGTGCAGTTGGGATACCCCGTTGGATTTGCCCCGAATGTGGCTCGAGCTATATCGTGTGGCTAAGCCTTCGGCGGCTATCGTGCTGTTTTCGGCGCAGCCGTTCACAAGTGTATTGGTCAACAGCAATTTGCGCGACTGGCGAACCGAATGGATCTGGGAGAAGGGTAACGCGACTGGTTTTTTCAATGTCGCAATTCAGCCATTGAGGGCGCATGAAAACGTCCAGGTGTTTTACCGTCGCCAACCGACTTACAACCCGCAAATCACTCACGGTCATACGCGGAAAAAATCGAAGCGAAAAACGGTGAATTCCAACGTATACGGCAAGGCATTATCCCTGACTGAGTACGACTCAACCAGTCGGTACCCGCGCGATGTTCAGTTTTTCTCAAGCGATAAGCAGAAAAGAAAATACCACGACACGCAAAAGCCGCTGGATTTGGTTCGGTACCTGATTGAGACATACAGCAACCCTGGCGATTTGGTGCTGGATTTCACCATGGGAAGTGGCACGGCGGGTGTTGCATGCCAACTGACCGGGCGAAATTTCATTGGCATTGATAGTGACCCGCGCAGCTACAGCACGGCATGCGGGAGAAATGGCGTTGACGAAGGGAGGCATGCCGCATGACAGTTTCACTTATCTCCTATGCCTGCAGTCGCATCAGCGAACTGGAATCCTTGTTGCTGGTGGATGTTCCCGAGACTGTCTGGCCTGCAGAGGTAGCACTGGTTTACTCACTAGTTGAACGCGCCGGGGATCTCCCGGCGCACCACCAGCGCCGCCTCAAACATCACATAAACCGCATGTGGCTGGAAAAAGTGCCAGTACCTGAAATCGTTATAGCAGCCTGTTCTCTGGCTGCAGTCATGGAGAAATACGCGTGAGAGAAATCATTATTGATATTTTTGCTGGTGTTGGCGAGGCGAGTAACAAACACAAAGTAGGAAGCCGGGTTACTATGCATGATCGTGAAGTGAAGGTTACTCCGATGTTGGCGGTAGGGTATGACATCCAAATAATGCAAAACGCTATATATAGATATTTTTTTTGTTTTTTTTCCAAGATATTGACATTTCCGGATGAGCTTACTCAGCAAGGGCTGCCGAAAATGTCAACCATATTTTGAGTGTTTTTTGACAAATTTCGACTATTGCCTTTCATCAAAACACTGTCTATTGTCCTTCTCATCAGCTGCTTACGGATAGTTGTAAAACCGTTCTCCGAAAAAACGACGTAATTTTCTACAAAAATTGTTGAATGGTTTTCAGGATGTGGTTTAATGATGTTGTCCAGCACCTGGACCAACAGGAGTAGAGGAGATGAATGTAACCCAACTTGGCCGTTTTCTAAGAAAAGTACGTATCGATCGTGGGCAAAGACTCAACGATATGGCTGAAGAGATGGAAATGAGCGTTGCCCAGCTCTCAGCTATTGAACTTGGTAAAAGAAGTATCTCAGCCAAAGTTAAGCAACGTCTGATTACTTTCTATTCGATGTTTTGCAGCGGTGAAGAAGAGGTTGGAAGATTAGTTGATGTATCTCAGCCTTCTTTCAAAGAGGAGTTCGAAGATGCCGATGATCTGCAGAGAGAACTTTTCATCAGTTTCGCCAGAACTTATAAAGCATTACCAGAGGAACAAGCCCGGAAGTGGCTTGATGAACTAAATGAAATAACTTCTAAGAAATGAAGGATGAAGAGCATGCGGGCTCATCAAAGAATTTTAGGTAATAAAGTGGCAGCGCTATCAAGCGAAAGTATCATGCGAACTGCATTAGGGGCTAGATCTCTAATCCAGCGAGTCCTACAGGATGATGCGCCTTATCTTGACCCGCTGTACTTCTTAGAGCAGCTGCATAATGCAGAATTGATTCGCCTGGAGGTAGTTGAATTCGATGAGCTGCCTAATGAATATGCGGTCACTATACCGTCAGAACGAATCATAAAGTTGAGAGCTGATACACATGAATCAGCTTCGAAAGGCGACCCACATGGTCGTTTCACAGTTGCTCACGAACTGGGGCATTTATTACTACATGCCAATACAGTGCCTCAGTTCGCATTCTCCCAAGCGCCCTCAAATCATCCATATATCGAAGATGTTGAATGGCAGGCAAATGAGTTTGCTGGTTGGCTTTTAGTGGATCCAAATCGAACTGATTTACTCAAAACACCAAGAGCATGTAGTTTAGCTTTTGGCGTGAGCATTACTACAGCAAGGTATATGCTTGAAAAGATTAAGCGACTTTGAGGCTAACTCGTACGAATTAACCTCATAGCCGTAACCAAGAATACTGGGGAGTAAGATGCCCTCTCCGTATCCGAAGGTGACGATTACTTCTAGATGTGGTAATCCGGAGTGTAATCGTTCACCTTCGGCCTGTAAAGGCAGAAAGTGAGATTAAGACAATGACTAAGAATCTTAACGAAGCAGTACCGGAAGGGATGGTGGAAATTTTCACCCCCTATATCACCGTGAAAGGTAAGCGCGTTTACAAAAAAGATGGTGGCATGTTTCACTTCTTCGCGCCGCCTCGAAAGTAAAATTTTCACCCCTTCAAAGAGAGCCTTGGCTCTCTTTTTTACATCTTATGCCGGTGGTGACTAATGGGGAACCGTATTGGTTAAATCGCCATGCGCACGCTGCAACCGGCTGGCCCATGGCTTCCACTCCAGGTATATCATCGACCGCGATTATCGCGGCGTGAAGTACGCCAAAGACAAGCAGGTGGCCCTGTGCGGCAATGCATACTGCCGCCATTTGCCGAGGCACTTGTAGGCGCAAATCTGCCTGAATTGTGTTCTGTCAAAGAAATCGCAGCCTGATATAATCCCCCTCATACCGAGGGGGAATGCATGAAAATTTGCTCAATTTTATACGGAGTTATCGCAACCTGCTTATTATCAGGCTGCGCAACGGTTCAATATAATGACGGCGACAAAGTTAGCATTCAATCCGATGGATGGTACGGACTGGATAGCTTACACGCCACGGCTGAAAAGTCTTGCCAGCAGTATGGCAAATCAAAGGCTGTATACGTTCATAGCGCCAACATGAACCCAAATTTACCTAAAGGTTCTGGCGTTCAAAATACAATCTGGAAATGTGAGCCCTAATGGTGTCTGAATGGAATTTAGCAGCCAAACCGCAAGAAGAGATGGACAAGGTTAACGTCGACCTGGCAGCAGCAGGTGTGGCGTATAAAGAGCGCCTCAATCAGCCAGTTGTTGCTGAGCAGGTAGCCAGAGAGCAGCCGGAACATCTACGCGAGTACTTCCTTGAGCGAGTGCGTTTTTATCGGGAGAAAAGTCTCCAATTACCTCGGGCCAGCGATCCGCAATATACCGCAATGACAGAGGCCAATAAAAAATAAAGCCAGCAATGTGCTGGCTTTATTTTTCATCACAATTCATAGCGCGAATTTCTTAGCTATCGCATCGAGATCTGAAAGATAAGTAACCTCGTAAACCGCGTTATTCATCGCATCAATAGCTTTCTTGTAATCCTGTGTATCGCGATATTCGTAACGGCCTGCGATCTCGGCAATCAACTCTATAGAAACATCATCCCCATTCTTTTTATCGCTGTTGATAATCAACATGCCGGGTGTTGAAAATATCGATTTATAGATGTACTGTATAAATATACAGTTATGCGATGGGGGTATTATGAAAATTGAATTAACCATTGATCGTACTAAAGAACTTCCAAAGGGCGCTGTCCCTGCTTTGGAAAAGGAGTTGCTGAAACGGCTTAGTGAAGAGTATGAAAATTGCAATCTGGTTATCCGACGGACGGGCTCCGATGGACTAAGCGTATTCGGTGGTGATAAAGACGATAAAAAGAAAGTTGAGAAAATCCTTCAGGAGACATGGGAAAGCGCCGACGACTGGTTTTACTGAAAATGCGCTGTCACTGAGTTTCCGTGTGAATGAAGGGGGTAGGGGAGTGGAAGAACCAGAAGAATTGCCAAACAAGGGGTATGTAGTCATCAGATGTCACGATGGGGTCATCGTCGCCAGACTGCAAAGTTTTCCTGAATGTGAAAGGGCTTTAATGTACCGCCGTGGTGGGCAGGTATCATTTATGCCTATTCAGGATGATGAGATTATTGGCACACCATCCCTTTTTACCCAGATGCTCGAGCGAGCCGGTTACCGGGTTTCTCCAGTTTCTGATATATTGTCTTAGCCAGCCTGAACAACTGGCAGTCTGCTGCGCCACGGAGAAAACCATGGCGCAAAAAACATCGAAAAACCTCACTTTCCTGACGTCTGTCGACGCCAGCTTTTTTGCATACCTTGCCGCCGGGTGGGGTGTCGCATGAAAAAAGGCTGGTTCACGCATACCGACCTCACTGCAGAACAAGCTGCCGAGCTGGTGGCCCGCTATGCAGCAAATCACGTAAAAACCGAAAAAAGCCTTTCATCTGACTATAAGACCTGGATTGTCAGTGCCAGATTACCTGAGTCAGAAACCCCCCCGCGTCCAGATAAAACTTACCAGTGGAGGCACTGGGAGTGAGTATGCAAATTTATCCAATCGTACCGATGGGCAAGCCCCGTATGACTCGCGCCGACAAGTGGAAAAAGCGCCCTGAGGTTATGCGTTACCGGGCGTTCTGCGATGAGGTGCGGCTACGTGGCGTAGCCCTGCCTGAGTCTGGTGCGCATATCACGTTTGTCCTGCCTATGCCCGCCAGTTGGTGCAAAAAGAAACGCCAGCAACATAAGGGCCAGCCACACCAGGCTAAGCCTGATTGCGACAACATGTTGAAAGCGTTAATGGATGCCATCTTTGCTGATGATGCTCACATATGGGATTGCCGTATAACCAAAGTGTGGGGTGAAACCGGGCAGATCATCATCCGGGAGGTGGAATGCGCGCCTTGCTGAAACCGGATATCGCCCGGGATATGGGGGTTGTGCTTCTGCGTCCCGGTCGCGAGTTAATGCATATTTTCACTTCTGGTCGCGTGCTGGTGGAGCGTCAGCCAGAGAATATGGCTGACCTTCCTTCGGGCGCCGTACCGCCTGCCCGGCAGATGCTTATTGATGATCCGGCATTGTGCCCGTTCTTCACTCATCAAAAGGTTATTAATGCGGCTGGTGGTATTAATGGGCTTGAGGCCTGGTTACGGCACCGCGGTAAACAGTGCCAGTGGCCGCACTCAACTTATCACCACAAAGAGCTGGTTACGCATCGCCATGCTGGTGGCGCCGCACTGCTTTGCTGGCACTGCGATAACCAGTTGTGTGAAGCCCCCAGTCAGGAACTGGATCAAATCGTTGCTAAAAATGCCGCCACCTGGATTTTGCGCGCCATTCGCTGTGAGCTGCGATTTGCCGACGACCACGAAGTAACCCTTCCGGAATTGTGCTGGTGGTCCGTTCTCAGGGGGATTACTGAGGCCATACCGGAAGAAGTTTCCCTCCGGGTGCTTGGTTTGCCCGTTGAAACAATGTCGTCTGTTATGCGCGAATCCGATATTGTCCCGTCTCTGCCAGCCACCAGCATACTGGCGGAGAAAGTCAAAAAAGCGGCATTTCCTCAGCTACCAGCCATAAAACCCGTGGTTTCAGTCGCGGTTGATCCCGTGGCGCCGCAGACACTTTATGCGCGACCAAAACGCATCCGCTGGGAAAATCCAAAGTTCCTCGCCTGGGTGAAGACCCAACCGTGCATGTGCTGCGGCAACCCCGCCGATGATGCCCATCATCTGATTGGCTGGGGGCAGGGTGGCATGGCGACCAAAGCTCACGACGCGTTCACCATTCCTCTCTGTAGAAAACACCATACCGAACTTCACAACAGCCCGGCGGCGTTCGAGCGCCAGTACGGCACACAACCTGAACTCATTATCAAATTGCTGGACCGCGCCTTTGCGCTCGGCGTTCTGGCGTAAAGGAGCAAACATGACACCACGTCAACGTCGTCAGCATTTAGCCGGTATGGGTATTGTCGCAACTGCACCGCGCAAAACTTACCTTGGGAAATTCACTCCTTTGACATCTGTTCAGTCAGCCTGGGTAAAGTCTTTACTTACGGTCTGGGGCGAATGCGTAAGGGGAAATACTGGCCCTAAAAAACCTCGCGGGCACTCCTGCTGGAATGGGATGAGAGGGAGGAACTGGTCAGATAAAGCTCTGGAGCGTTTTACTGCTGCGTTGAACCAGGCGCGCAGCGAAGGTTTCAGGGGACAACTTGCAATGAATCGTGCGCATGAAATTCTCTGGCCCCGGCCGTCAGTAAGTGTAATTGATGAGGCAATTCGTAAGGATGACACTGATTTTGTAGAGCAGAGCGTTTTGCGGGCGATGGATTTAAATGATCCGGTCTATCTGGTGGGTCTCCAGTACTACACCACGCGAAAAAAAATCTCAGACATTACCCGGGAATTGCAGGTTATTGCACCGTGGCTTACAGCTGATGAGGCCAGAAAACGCGTCCGCTGGTGCCTTGAAATATTCAGGGCAAAGGTATTCCTGTCGGCCCGAAAACTTCTGGTAGAGAACGCATGAAAGTTATTTTTTGTTATTTGCATTGAAAACGGGCCAGAAAAATGTTTTATTTAGGCATGCTTGGCAGAGCTGCGCCACGATGGCAGCGACGAGAAGCGACAATCTGACATAATCGAAAAGCCCGCACTGCGGGTTTTTTGTTTTCCGGCGATACGACAGGGGTATTCGCGGGGTGCATTGCACCAGTACCCCTGTCATATCGTCGAAAAGCAAAACATATCAAGCCTCGCAATTTGCGGGGCTTTTCGTATTCAGGCCTCACTGGCGGCGGCTCATTACCCAACCGTCAGGCGCTTGCGCAGAGGCCGCCCTCTTTGGTCGCTGGCCCATTCCCTCTACTGGTCTGGTTGTGATTGCTCCGGCGGCCGAAGCCATCCCGCGTCTGTGCCGACGCAAACATCAAACCGCAGAGCCTTTACAGAGGTGAGCCACAGGGAGTCTGACTCTCTGCGTACTCTCCCTGGGCACTGGCTCACCCCTTAAAGGAAAGTCCCATGAAGAAATCATTCACCGCTATTGCGGCGGTTCTCCTGTTTTCCAGTTTTGGAGCAACAGCCGCTGACATCACGATCACCACCGGGCAGCAGGGCTTAACGTACAACGCTGTGTATGGTGTGAACCTCGCCAGTGCGCTAAGCGAATATGGCTATAAATCGACAGTAGTCCCGAGCAAAGGCTCACTGGACAACCTTGATAAAGTCGCCAGCGGCGAAGCGCAGATCGGTTTCACCCAGGCTGATGCATTTCAGTTCTGGCGCAGCCGACACGGTAACGAAGCTCAGAAGGTCGACATCATCGGCGAGTTGGGCGATGAATGCGTGTTTGTGGCGGTAAAAGACGGAGGAAAGATCGGCGGTGAGGGTGATCTCAAAGAGGGCGTGAAAATTGCCGTTGGCGAACCCACCAGCGGATCTTATGCGTCGTGGCAATATCTCCAGACGCTCGAAAAGAATTACGCAAAAGTTGAGACCTACGCAAAGGGTGGCGTTCGCTCACTGGCTAAAGTTGCCACCGGAGAATATGACGCATTCCTGTGGGTATCCGCACCCGACCGCACGAATAAGTTTCTGGAGTCAGTAAACCAGAAGGGCAGCGGCCTGACGATGATCAGCATGAATGGCTGGAACGTCGACGATAAGTTGCCAAACGGCAAAGCGGTTTATGAGCTGAAAAAGGCGGTCACTGAATCTGGCTGGCTCAGCGATTCAAAAGTGAAAGTGCCGTGTACTAAAACGCTGGTGGTCGCAAACACAGATGCCGGAGATGACATGCTGGAAACCGCATCAACTGTACTGCTCAAAAACCTGTCCCGCGTGCTGGGCAGCAAATGATTAAGCGCATTGGCGGGTGGACTCTTTTTATCGTGTCTCTGTTTATTGCCTGGCGGCTGGCTGGCGTACTGATGGATTTTGCTCTGCTGGGCATTTCCATCGTCATGCTGGTGGTCTGCTGGTACCGACCTTATAAAGCTAAAAAATAATACTGCACAAAAATCCCCTGTTGTATGGGGGGGAGTGTGGAATGTTATGAAAAAAAACAGGAAGTGACGACACCGTACACTCCATGTGAAATACAGCAACACGTCTGGTTATATGTCTGTTAACGCCTGATAAGTGTGGATCAGATCACGAAAATGTACAAAGCAAAATTTTGGCGAAATGCTTTTATACCCGTGGTAATGTATTTCTGTAATAAATCCAGATTTGCGGGGGTGTGTAAGACAGGTTGCTGTTTCTGTAACTTACACCAACGGTACGCAACAGTCCTGCACCTTCGGAATACTTGGAATTATGCATAACAAATATAGAGATAACCCTGATTTATGACCTGTCCCGTGGCAGGTCTTTTTTTATGGCTAAGGCTGTTGCTTTGTTTGGACGATGAGTTTAACTCATTGACGAATTGGTATTGGCAATTTTACATTGTTGAGGTGGTGAATCCCCCTGTGCGGAGGGGCGTAAACAGTACCGGTTTTCCACTACGGTCTCATTAGCTAACGCGAGTCACGGTGGCTGACCAAAGACTCACCGGGAGGCACCCGGCACCACAGTATTCTCTGTTTTGTTATTTTTCTCTTTAGGCCTGCTCCCTGCGAGTGGGCCTTTTTTATTTCTCCCTCTTCCACACAGCACTTCCCAAAAGCGGAGGTGGAGTATGTATCGAATGGACAAAATCACAACTGGTGTGAGCTACGGTTTTGCCGGAGCAAACGGAGGGTTCTGGGTGCTCCAGCTACTGGATAAAGTCTCGCCCTCGCAGTGGGCAGCATTAGGTGTTCTCGCAAGTATTCTTTTTGGTCTGCTGACATATCTGACCAATCTGTATTTCAAAATCAAAGAAGATCGGCGTAAGGCCGCCAGGGGTGAGTGATGGCAAACAGGGCAAAGCTTAGCGCGGCAATGTTGTCTCTCATCGCCGCGGGTGCATCAGCGCCGGTACTGTTTGATCAGTTCATCAGCGAGAAAGAAGGTAATGCGCTGGTGGCCGTTGTCGATCCGGGTGGCGTCTGGTCACTGTGTCATGGTGTAACGGTTATCAATGGCAAGCCTGTTATTAAAGGCCAGAGAGCGACAGAGGAACAATGCAAGAAGGTTAACGCTGTCGAGCGCGATAAGGCGCTTGCGTGGGTACAGAAAAACATCCACGTTCCACTGACTGAACCCCAAAAAGTGGGTATCGCCTCGTTTTGTCCTTACAACATCGGCCCCTCTAAATGTTTCCCATCAACGTTCTACCAGCGCATCAATGCTGGTGACCGCAAAGGTGCATGTGAAGCAATCCGCTGGTGGATCAAAGACGGGGGCCGCGACTGCCGGGCGACAAAAGGCCAGGCGAACGGCTGTTACGGACAGGTAGAGCGAAGGGATCAGGAAAGTGCCCTGACGTGCTGGGAGCTGGATAAATGACGCCAAAAGCCTGGTTGATAATCGGTGCTGAGTTACTACTTTCGCTCCTGCTTATTTACATCCTGCTTGGTCAAATTAGCAGTGAGAAAAATCGGGCCGACGATGCCACGTCGCTGGCTAAACAGCGTCAGGAAACCATTAACGATATGACAGTACGTCAGCGTGATGTCGCCACGCTCGATGCGAAATACACTGGAGAACTCGCAGATGCTAAAAAGCAGCTTGAAGACCTGCAGCGTTGCGTTAGTACTGGTAAGTGTGGGCTGCACATCAACGCAACCTGTCCAGCGAACGGAACGGCCAGCGCCCCCGGCGTGGATGATGCAACCGGCCCCCGACTTACTGACGCCGCTGAACGGGATTATTTCACCCTCAGAGAGCGAATCGAAACAGTCACCAGCCAATTAACTGGCCTGCAGGAGTATGTGCGTGAGCAGTGCCTGAAATAGCAGAGGTAATCATGGGCGGTACAGTTGAAATTAATGAATCCGGCATGACCATTAACTTTGCTGGTGGAGGCGGGATTGCAATCGGTAATTGGGGCGTTAAATCCGACCAGCGCCTGATGGAAATGCCACCTCTAACACCAGATGAGGAAAAGTATGGTCGCGGCCTTTGCCTTCTCCCGTTAGGTTGGAAAGAGCTTACAGGTGATGCTAACTGGCAACATCACCTTAGCGCTGAACTTCGTAAGCAGTGGCCAACATTAAGCCTTGAACAGAAGATGGCAATTGCTTTCACCATCGGTGAGTTGTCGGATGAGCTAAGCAACAGAGCATGCGAACACGCCTGGTAGGCATTATCACAGGCATTCACTGGATGCTTGCTAAAGTTCATAGCCCACACGAGGCGGGCTGTAGAATATTATTTATTATGGGTGACATTGTATTCAAACTGACTGAATTGATTATCCCATCGCCCCTTGTGATTTGAAGCAACGCAATGCATTAACGAATGCATCAATTTACTAAATAATAACACCAGCTTAAGTCTGTTTTTTGAACTGTCGCTTTCGAGCGTAACCTCTTCAGTTAATTTGCCTTCTGCATCAAAAATACCCACTTTGGACTCTTCTAGGCTGGGTTCAATTGGGTGTTGCTTGAAATATCCTTGCAATGTGTCTTTCAGGCTTTGAATTTTAGCGTCTTGAATTTCCTGGGCGGTAAGGTTGTGAGCAATATCATTCCTCAAAGAATTGAAGGTCTTTAATGCCTTCACAAGCTCCGGAGGTATACCCAGGTTACCAGCCATTGCAATTTTAGCGTCGCACTCGATGCGAACCTTGTTTTTGCCATCGCCGAATAATTCTACGCTATCACAACAGGCGCATATCCATGCTTCAACCATTCGTTCACACAAAAGGTGTAGGCGCAAAACTGTCCCAATTTCGTCATCACTTAGTGAGGCTTTAGCTAGCAAATCAGAGATATCAATCGCCGAACAATAGTCCATAAAAATTCTTGCGTTCATAAATTCTCCTGGAGGATATATGCAGAACCAAGCAAACACCCTGTTTGTTTTTATGAAGGATGATGGCTTTTCCCTTCAATACTCGGACGGTCAATGCGCCAGTTATCGGCCTGATGGAACTATTCAGATATTTTCCGGAAAGGATAGCAACTTGTTTCCTCGGAAAGTTGTAATTCAAGACCGCCGTAAAGCAAACGGTACTCCCGAAATCATGGATGATAAATCCTGATAAAAAAACAGGTTTTGTAAGCGCCTCGCACGTGCAGCCTAACGATATCTTTCAGTAGTGAGTCTGTGGCATTCCGCTTTATCGGGCGGTCTTCCCGTGCTACAGGCTCACATCTAAAAGGAAAAATCCATGAGCAAAGAACTTTCCGGCGCCGCTGTCGATGTCCTGCATGCGCTTTTCTTCCGTGGTGCGCTGGTGGATGGCGATTTGCCGTCAAAGGCTGGTGCTGCTGAACTGCGTGAACTCGGTTACGTGATGACACAGGACACGGTGACGCCGTTCAACGGAGAGCGTCATTACAACTTCCTCACTCCTGCCGGGCAAGAGTTCGCTATCAGCTATCTGGTGGAAAGTCGCTTCGGCAAGAAAGAGGATTTTCAGATTGGAGCGGGGGAGACGTTCATTAATAACACCACTCTACAAGGCGTTCTCCACATCAACCCGGCACTGACAAAGGTCAGTCTGACTGATTCGATGCGTGACGCTGTTATTGCCGCCGTTCGTGAAAGCGGTCAGTTCGTTGAGAAACCAACTGGCGACGAGCAACAGTCGGTGGTGTTCAGGGCTGACCGTTTCAAAGTGACGTGTGAGGTCAGCGCCAGCGGCGGCTCCACCCCACAGGAGCACGAGCAAATCCTGCGTTCAGCTAACGCCATTATTGAAGCGGCGAAAGCAGAACACATCAGACAAGAAGCGATGATAGCGGATCTGGCCTCTGCTCAGGCTGCTATTACAGAAAGCATTAACCAGGCCGTGAATGATGCCATTGCTAATGCACGCAGGCCTGGTGGTTTATTGTACGCAAGGAAGTGACTATGCAGGTCACTATTGATGGTGTCCCGTATGTTCCCGCCAGTAGCGTATCAGCACGGATCGGCGTAGCAATTACCACGCACAACAGGCCAGCAGTTTTAGCCAGGGCTATTGAGCAACATCTTAACTATCTCCCGGCTGGTTCGTTGCTGGTGGTTATTGATGATGGCTCACAGCCTGCCGCAACTATCCCGGAAGGAGTAGAACTTGTTCGTCTGGAAACGTCACAGGGCATTGTGGCGGCAAAGAACGCCAGCCTGACAGCCCTGATGGATGCCGGGTGCGAACACCTGTTTTTGTTTGATGATGATGCATGGCCGATTGCCGATAACTGGCATCTTCCCTATATCGAATCACCCGAGCCGCACCTGGCTTATCAGTTCCTTGATCTGGCAGGACCTAACAAGCTCAATGATATAGCCGTTCTTTATCGTGACGATAAGCACATTGCTTATACCGGGCAGCGCGGCGTAATGCTGTATTACCACCGCAGCGCCGTAGAGAAATTGGGCGGATTTGATCCGGTTTACGGGCGCGGGATGTACGAACACAGCGATCTCGCATTGCGCATCCATAACGCAGGTATGACATCGTGGGCTTATGCCGATGTGACTGGCTCTGAAAAGCTGCTCCATTCCCTTGATGAACATGAAGCAGTGGAACGTTCGGTACCGAAACCAGACCGACAGGCGCTGGTGGAACGTAACGTGAAGATCCACAACGAACGGCGGGATACAGGTTTCACTGGTTACGTTGAATACCGGCATCAGCGCGACGTGGTTATCACAACGCTGCTCACCAGTCAGCCTGATACGCAGCGCGGATCGAAAATGGCGGCCTCGCCAGACATGCTGACTACATGGGCGGCATCGCTTAGACAGTGTGGACGTATCGCGCTGGTGGATGAGTTGACCACCGCACCGTCAGACGTTGAACTGTGGCGGGTTCCTGACGTGAAGATGAATGTCTACTTCCGCCGCTGGCTGCACATCTGGCAGCACCTTCGGGATCATCCTGAATACCGGTTCGTCTGGTGTACGGATGGCACCGATGTCCAAATGCTGCATGCGCCGTGGGATGAAATGGAACCCGGCCAGATTTACGTTGGCTCCGAACCGAAAACCTATTCTGACCCGTGGGCAGCCAGCAACCATCCCGAAAGCATCTACCAGCAATTCATTGAGCAACACCGCAATGATGTGATGCTGAATGCTGGCCTGCTGGGTGGCACCCGCGATGACGTTATGGCTATCGCTCACGGTATCGTGCGTCTTTATTACCTGACTGAAAGCAACCGGTTCTGGAAGAAAGAATCGGCTGCAGCAGCCGTTGGCGACATGCTTGCGTTCGGCATTGTGGCTTATCGGTTTAGCGATCGTCTGGTCACCGGCCCCCGAGTACATACGGTTTTCAAAACAAACGGCATCGGTAAGGAGTTTGCATGGTGGCAGCACAAGTGAAGTTTGTTGTTGTCGGTCATCACTCCCGACATAAGCAGGCGCTTAGCCTGGCTGAATCTCTTGGCGCCGCCCTGTTTATTGATACCGGAGAGCACGGGGCAAACTGGAATCACCGTCGTGCGCTTGAATGGGCTGCCGGACAGAACTGTCGGGTCGTAGTCGTGGAGGATGACGCACGGCCTGTGCATGGCTTCGTCGGGAAGGTCAGCGCCTGGCTTAATGATAAGCCTGACGATCTCATCAGCTTTTACCTCGGCACTGGCCGCCCGCCTCAGTATCAGGCAGCTATTGCTGAGCGCCTGATTGCTGCTGATAAGAAGCGGGCTGACTTCATTACCCTGCCTCAGTTGATTCACGGCGTTTGCTACAGCGTGCCGGTTGCAAAGCTGGTAGATGTGCTGGCCCGATGGGATCACAGCGCCGCCGCTGATTATGCCGTGGGCAATGCATATGGTGGTCCGGTGGTTTATCCCTGCTGGTCACTGGTTGATCATGCCGACGGGGAACCGGTAGAGCGTCACCCTGACGGCACAGCGCGAACTGAGCGCCGCCGGGCATGGAGGTTGTATGGCTAAGCTGACGACATTAAAGCCCCGACTTAAGGTTATCGATACCCGTCGCATCAAGCCTGTATACGGAGAGCAGCGCCGCATCAGCGGCAGCGCCCGCGTCAGTCTTAAACGTCGCATCTGGGTACGCGACGGCGGTCATTGCTGCATGTGCGCCCACGTTATTGAGCTGCACGAGAGCGAGCTTGATCACCGCATCGCGCTGCAGTTCGGCGGCGACAACTCAGAGCGTAATCTCTGGACTCTGTGCAAAGGATGCCATGCCGGGAAATCGGCGCGTGAAGCGGCAACCCGGCAGCCTGATGAGGAAGCACTGAAGCATGCGGTGCCCGAGGCTGAGGAGTTTCAGCATATTGTGGTGATTTGATACAGGGATAGTTTCAATTGCAACCATTTCACTTTAAATGATATCCATTCTCAACACCGGGGGGGGGTAGGTTTGGGTGTAAACGTCGATCGCGCCGGACACCGCCGCCTCCCTCACGCACAGAAAAAATTCCCCTCTGGAGGGTGTAAACATGTTAACAGCGCAAAAGCGAAAATTCGCGGTCGCGCTGATGTCCGGTATGTCTAAAAAAGATGCGGCAATAAAGGCGGGGTATTCTGAGAAATCCGCACGGTCTAAGGGTTCGCAACTGGCTAAAGACCCGGAAGTCATCGCGTTTATTGGGCGTAAAAACAAGGAAACTGTCGAGGTTGATGAGGTTCCGGTCTACCGAAAAAATGTTTATACCCCAGCGGTAAACAATCCCGAAAAAACATCCTCGCCGGAATCACCGCCGACCCCACCGTCGGTGGCGGTGGCATATGACGATCCGCTCAAGTTCCTCATGGCGGTGATGAACAATACAGGCGAAGACATTGACGTCCGGAAAGATGCTGCAAAGGCAATGCTTCCCTATATTCACCCCAAAAAAGGGGAGACCGGGAAAAAGGATGCCAAAAACGCGGCGGCGAAGGTGGCCGCTGGCGCGGGAAAATTTGGCTCTATGGCTCCGCCAAAACTGGTCGTCAATAACAAGGGAGGGTAATTAATGGCGCAATGGTCCACGGCTTGCCCTGACTGGGAAAGTCTTCTGGTTAGCAGGCAGTCAATCATTCCACCCCCGATTTTTCGTGACCAGGCGATGCAGGCGCTGGGTATCTTTCGTGAACTGCGAGTTTCTGACCTGCCTGGCAAGCCAACGTTCGGTGAATGCTCCGAGGAGTGGGTGTTTGATTTTGTTAAAGCCATCTTTGGTGGTTATGAGGCTGATACCGGCAATCAGTTGATCCGTGAATACGGGCTGTTGATATCGAAGAAAAACACAAAATCGACCATCGCGGCCGGGATCATGCTGACGGCGCTGATCCTTTGCTGGCGTGAGGACGAAGAGCATTTGATTCTGGCACCGACGAAAGAGGTAGCCGACAACAGTTTCAAGCCTGCCGCCGGGATGATACGTGCAGACGAGGAGTTGTCGGATATGTTCCAGATTCAGGATCACATTCGCACCATCACACACCGGGTCACGCGTAACACGCTGAAAGTTGTCGCTGCTGATACCGACACCGTTTCGGGCAAAAAATCGGGCCGCGTCCTGGTGGATGAGCTCTGGTTGTTTGGCAAGCGTGCTAACGCAGAAGCGATGTTTATGGAGGCACTGGGCGGGCAGGTATCGCGAAATGAAGGTTGGGTGATTTACCTGACCACGCAAAGCGATGAGCCCCCTGCAGGGGTGTTTAAGGAACGGCTGGATTACTGGCGTGATGTGCGTGATGGCAAACTACATGATCCTAAAACTCTGGGGATTCTGTACGAATTCCCGGAAAGCATGGTTGAAAGCAAGGCCTATCTCGAGCCAGAAAATTTTTACATCACCAATCCTAACATCGGTTTGTCCGTCAGTTCTGAATGGATAGCCGATAACCTTCGCAAAAATCAGGCGAAGACTGACGGAACCCTGCAGCAGTTTCTTGCCAAACACCTCAACATTGAGATCGGCCTGAATCTGCGTACTGACCGCTGGGCGGGAGTTGATTTCTGGGAGCAGCAGGCCAGAAAGGTGACGTTTGATGAATTGCTCCGGCGCGCCGAGGTGGTAACTGTCGGGATCGATGGCGGCGGTCTTGACGATTTGCTGGGCTTTTCTGCCGTTGGCCGTGATAGTGAAACCCGTGAATGGCTTTGCTGGTGCCACGCCTGGGCGCATGAGATAGCCATCAGACGCCGCAAAAGCGAAGAGTCCCGGTTCAGTGATTTCGTGAAAGCCGGTGATTTGACCATCGTTAAACGCGTCGGACAGGACACGGAGGAAGTGGCTGAGTATGTCAGCCGTATCCACACCGCTGAGTTACTCGACAAAATTGGCATTGACCCGTCGGGCGTGGGGCAAATTCTTGATGCTCTGATCGAAGCGGAAATCCCGGCTGATTCCGTCGTGGGTGTCAGTCAGGGCTGGCGTCTTGGCGGGGCGATAAAAACCACGGAACGCAAGCTTGCCGAGGGGGTGCTGATTCATGCCGGACAGCCGATGATGTCCTGGTGTGTCGGCAATGCCAGGGTTGAGCCTAAAGGTAATGCCATCCTCATTACCAAACAGGCCAGCGGTAAGGGGAAAATCGACCCGCTTATGGCGCTGTTCAACGCGGTTTCGCTTATGGCGCTGAATCCTGAGGCGAAGAAACAGGATTATCAGGTAATTTTCATATGACTTTTAACGTCAGTAAACGACCCGCTCCGGCGGGTTTTTTCGTTTCAGGAGGCATCAAATGACCCTTAACCGCGCATGTACCATCATGACGGTAAAGGCGGTAAATGAGGACGAACGGATAATCACCGGCATCGCCTCCACGCCTTCACCTGACCGTGATGGTGACATCATGGAGCCGGGGGGCGCGAAGTTCCGCAGCGATACCCCATTTCTCTGGCAGCATGACCGCTCCCAGCCTGTCGGCACTTGTACGCCAAAGATGGTGAAAGAGGGGCTGGAAATTACCGCGAAGCTGGTGAAACCAACGCCTGACATGCCATCGCAGCTTACAGCCCGTCTTGATGAGGCCTGGGCTTCTATTAAGGCAGGGCTGGTTCGCGGGCTGTCTATCGGATTTCGCCCCATCGAATATTCATTCCTCGATGAAGGTGGCATCCGCTTTCTGTCCTGGGATCTGCTTGAAGTCTCCGCAGTGACCATTCCGGCGAACGCCGAATGCTCTATCCAGACCGTTAAATCTTTTGACCGCCAGTTACTCGCCGCGTCAGGCAATGAGAAACCCGTGGTTAAAGCACATAAGCCCGCTGGCGCCACAGCACCGAAAATCAATATTAATAAAGGAAACACGTCGATGAATATCGCAGAACAAATCAAAAGCTTTGAAGCTAAACGTGCAGCGCTGGCAGCTTCCCTCTCTGAAATCATGGCGAAGGCGGCGGATGATGGCCGTACCCTGGATGCTGAGGAAGAAGAGAGCTACGACAACACGTCCGCTGAAATCAAGTCCGTGGATGCGCACCTTAAGCGCCTGCGTGATATGGAAGCAAATCTTGCGATCACAGCGAAGCCGGTCAGCAAAGCCGCAAACGGCGATGTAACCACCGTGACAACCAGCGCACCAGGTATCATCCGCGTTGAACAGAAGCTGGAAAAAGGCATTGCGTTTGCCCGTTTCGCCAAAGCTCTGGCCGCCGCGAATGGCAGCCGTTCGGAAGCGCTTGAGATCGCCCGCAAGCAGTATCCGGATGATGCGAAGCTCCATCATGTTCTCAAGGCTGCTGTAGGGGCCGGGACGACGACTGACCCGACATGGGCCGGGGCGCTGGTGGAGTATCAGGACTATGCACAGGATTTTGTGGATTTCCTGCGACCACAGACGATCATCGGCCGTTTTGGTCAGGGCAATATCCCGGCACTGCGTCAGGTACCGTTCAACATCCGCATTCCGGCACAGACTTCCGGTGGTTCAGCAAACTGGGTCGGCCAGGGTAAGGCCAAGCCGCTGACGAAGTTCGACTTTGAGTCGATTACGTTCAGTTTTGCGAAAGTGGCCGCAATCGCTGTGCTCACTGATGAACTGATCCGCTTCTCCAACCCGGCCGCCGATGCGCTGGTACGCAATGCCCTGGCTGAGGCGGTTATCGCGCGCCTGGACACGGACTTTATCAACCCGTCGAAAGCAGAGGTTGCCGGTGTCTCTCCGGCATCCATCACCAACGGCATTAGCGCTATTCCGTCAACCGGTGATCCGGATGAAGATGCTAAAGCGGCATTCGCTCAGTTTGTGCTCGCCAATCTGCAACCGACGGGAGGTGTATGGATCATGTCCAGCACCAATGCATTGTCGCTGTCCATGATGAAAAATGCACTGGGCCAGAAAATGTACCCGGAAATGACACTGCTTGGCGGTACCTTCCAGGGTCTTCCTGCCATCGTTTCCCAGTACGCTGGTACCAACCTCACGCTACTTAATGCGCCAGACATTTACCTCGCTGACGACGGCGGTGTTGCAGTCGATATGTCCCGAGAGGCGTCTCTGGAAATGGAGAGTGATCCGACTGGCGACAGCATCACCCCGACAGGTACCGAGCTGGTTTCCATGTTCCAGACCAACAGCGTGGCCATCCGCGCAGAACGCTGGATTAACTGGAAACGCCGCCGTACTGCTGCCGTTGCTGTTATTTCCGGCGTTAACTACGGCACCACCCAGGGCAGCTAATGTGCTAACGGAGGGCGGGGGAGACCCCGCCGTAATACATGGCAAAAATCAGGTATCTGCAACGCACTCACGATTCGGTTCCGGGCGATGAAAAGAACGTGAATGCCCGGTGCGCCAGGGTGCTGGTTCTGTTGGGTAAAGCGGAATACATCAGCAACAAACGTGCTGGTGGTAGCAAAAAGAAAAATAACGCGGGGAATGGCTGATGTGGAACCCTTTCAGGAAAAAAGAGAAGGCCTTGCAACAGCCTGCCACTCGCGGGATCTGGACCTCACTCCTCAGTTATGTCCGTGAACCCTTTGCGGGTGCATGGCAGCGTAACCTTGAAATAAATCAGCACACTGTTCTTTCCTTTCATGCTGTTTTTTCATGTATATCGCTGATAGCCAGTGATATTTCAAAGATGCCACTACGTATGATGCGCCGTGATTCTGACGGCATCTGGAAAGAAAACAGTGCCGGGCCTGTTGCCGCGCTTTATCGTCGGCCTAATGCCTTTCAGAACAGGATCCAGTTTTTCGAATGCTGGCTTAACTCGAAGTTATGCCACGGGAATACCGTGGTGTTAAAAATCCGCAACACCCGGGGACAAATTACAGAACTCCGTATTATTGACTGGAACAAAGTTACCCCGCTGGTTGCAGACGACGGGTCCGTCTTTTACCAGATAAACCCTGACAACATGACGGGTATCGAAAAGTCAGTCACTGTTCCGGCACGTGAGGTTATTCACGACCGTTTTAACTGCCTGTTCCATCCGCTTATCGGTCTCTCCCCGATTTACGCAGCGGGCCTTGCCGCGATGCAGGGGCACCATATCCAGGAAAATTCAGCGTTCTTTTTCCGCAATGGTAGTAAGCCAAGCGGCGTGATAGAGGTGCCAGGCAATATAACGGAGGAAAACGCCAGAATCCTTAAATCCAACTGGGAAACCGGGTATACGGGAGAAAACGCCGGGAAAACAGGGCTTCTCAGCAATGGTGCCAAATATAACCCTGTCTCAATTTCAGCGGATGATGCAAAGGTGGTTGAGCAGCTCCAGATGTCCGCGAAAATCGTCTGTTCAGCGTTCCATGTCCCCACCTATAAGGCCGGAGTCGGCGAACTCCCTTCGTACGACAATATTGAGGCTCTTGAGCAACAGTACTATTCCCAGTGCCTGCAGACGCTCATTGAGTCTATCGAGTTACTACTGGATGAGGCGTTTGAACTGGAAAACGATTCCGGGACCGAGTTTGACGTAAATGCACTTCTGAGGATGGACAGCGAACGCCGCATAAAAACGCTGGGTGAGGGGGTAAAAAACACCATCATGACACCGAACGAAGCGCGGCGAAGTGAAAATCTGCCACCTGTAACAGGAGGCGATGAATTGTACCTGCAGCAGCAGAATTACAGTCTTGGCGCACTGGCCCGCCGCGATGCATCAGAGGATCCATTCGGTAAAGGCAGCCAGGCACCGCAACAGCAACCAGATAAAAGTGAAGGAAAGTCGTTATCTGATGCACAGCAATCAGCGGTAAAAGCGATGCTCCGGGGGTTACTTACCAAATGAATGAACGCGAATTATCTCTGATAAAGGCGTTAGGCGAAGAGTTTGGCCTCGTTCTTTCTGAAATGCGCGAGGTATTCAGTAAAAACCTCGAAGCACAGCGCCTGGAATTTGAAGAAAAATTGTCCCGCATTTCAACGTCCATTGATGAAATTAAAGGCACACCATCTCCTGATCTTGCTGCCATGCTTGCGGATGCGGTGGCTGCCCTGCCATCACCGCCAGAACCTCAGCTACCCGACATGGCCCTGATGATAAGTGAAGCGGTCGCTGCTCTGCCGCTGCCGCAGGACGGTAAAAGCGTCACACCGGAAGATATGCAACCAATGCTGCAGGCGATGGTGGATAAAGCCTTTAGCGAGCTACCGGTTCCGGAAAACGGAAAAGATTATGATCCGGTGGTGCTGAAACAGGCCGTGGCCGACGCAGTAAGCGAGGTGGTGGGCGCCATCCCGGTACCACAGGACGGGAAAAGTATTACGCCGGAGGATGTTAAGCCTATGCTGGAGGAACTGGTTACAGCATCTATGCCGGTGCTTCCCGATATCAAATCGCTGATCGCTGATGCTGTGGCCGCAATACCACCCGCTGAGCCCGCAAGGGATGGCGAAGATGGCCGTGACGCGCTGGCGCTCGAGATACTTCCATTTATTGATGAAGGTAAGAGCTATCCGCGTGGGTCTTATGCAACCCATAAAGGCGGTCTGTGGCGCGCATACGAGAAAACACACAGCATGCGTGGCTGGGAATGTGTGGTTGATGGTGTGGCAGGTGTCGAGATTGATCGCACTGACCAGCGGCATTTCACCTTAACGGTAAACCGTTCGAGCGGTGGCAGTGAAACCAAATCCTTTGACGTGCCGGTCATGCTTTACCGTGGCGTTTTCAAATCCGGTGATGAGTATCTGCCTGGTGATACGGTCACATGGGGTGGTTCGCTCTGGCATTGCGATGAGAAAACTCAGGGCAAGCCTGGTGAGCCCGGCTCGACTGGCTGGACACTGGCGGCCAAACGCGGGCGCGATGCGAGGGACAGGCCATGATTGAATTGATCACTCTGGTGGAAATTAAGGCACACCTCAAAATTGATCATGATATTGATGACACTGAACTGAAAGAAAAAATCCAGGAGGCCAGCGCCGTACTTCTGGATTATATCCAGGGGAGCAGGGATAAGGTGGTGGACAGCAGCGGAAACCTGATTGAAGGCGAATCACTTTCGCGTATGAAGGCATCCACCATGCGACTGGTTGGCATGCTGTACCGCAATCCGGACCTTTCGGAAAAGGAAGATCTGCAGCCCGGTGAGTTGCCTTTCTCTGTGACGGCTTTCATTTATAGCCTTCGCCGGCCAACCATTATGTGAGGTGAGCATGTCCATTGCGGCAGGACGTCTTATTCATGTTGTCACCATCCAGAATGCTGTCACAAGCAGATCTCCCTTTGGCGAACTGACTCAGGAATGGGTCGATGGTGAACAGATCAGGGCAGATATCAGGGCGATAAGCGGGAGGGAGCTCATTACTTCCGGTGCTGAAAAAGCGGAGGCAACGGTTCGTGTCTGGGTGCGGTTCAGGGCAGCTATAACAGCAGCTTCCCGATTAAAAGTGCTTTCTGGCCCTTTTCGCGGTCAGATCCTTGAAGTGTCAGGACCGCCGATTCCTGACAGTCGCGGTACCAGACTCGAAATTTTGTGTAAGCAGGGGGTGGTGTCGTGATTGACCATTCACTGGATTTTTCCGGGCTGTTGGATATCTCTCACGATCTTGAGCGGCTCAGCAAAGCGGAAAATAAAAAGGTCCTGCGGGATGGTACGCGCGCAGGGGCGGAAGTACTGAAGCAGGAAGTCATACAGCGCGCGCCAGAACGTACCGGGAAACTGAAAAAGAATGTCGTTGTTGTGACAATGCGCGGTAAGCGTAACGCGATCGCTTCGGGTGTTCATATCCGCGGTGTCAATCCCGCAACGGGTAACAGTGACAACACCATGAAGGCCAGCAACCGACGGAACGCGTTTTACTGGCGTTTTGTAGAGTTAGGCACATCGAACATGCCCGCCCACCCCTTCGTTCGTCCTGCCTTTGATACCCGGCAGGAGGAGGCGACCCGTGCTGTAATCGCCAGGATGAACACAGCGATTGATGAGGTGCTGTCAAAATGAAGGAATCTGATGTATTTCACCTTATCGGTTCACTGGCGAACGGTCAGGTATATATGGATATCGTTCCGTTGAATGATGCCGGGAAACCTGCAGTTGCGCCTCCGTGGATCACTTTCACATTTGTGTCCCAGAGTTACGGCGACACCTTTTGCTCACCGGCAGAGGAAACAACCTTTGTACAGGTTGATGTGTACTCAAGGAGTGTTGAAGAGTCACGGGAACTCCGGGAGCAGGTTGTCATCGGTCTTACACCGTTGCAGTTTACCCGCATGTCTAAAACGGGCGGCTACGAACCTGATACAAAATTGCGGCGGGCAACGCTGGAAATTTCGGTTCAGCAGTAAGTAAAAATCCGTCATAAACATAACCGCCACCTGGCGGTTTTTTTACATCTGGAGCAAATATGACCAGTAAGTATGAAAAAACAAAAGGCACGCAGATCGGTATCTCGGCTGCACCCGTCACAGAAGACGATTTTAAGGCTGCGGGTTTTCCGACGGCAGGCGTGACGTTCCTTGAAGCTGAATGCGCCACGAAGGAAATCAGCTACACAGGCGGCCAGAAAAGTGACATCGATGTCACCACGCTTTGCTCCACCGAGCAGGAGCAGACCAACGGCCTCGCGGCTCCGGCAGAAATGTCCATTTCCCGTAACTGGGTGGGTGATGAAGCCGCGCAACTGGCGCTGCAGACGGCCTATGAAAATGACGAGCTGCGGGCGCTGAAAGTCGTTTTCCCCTCCGGTAACGGTTTTTATGTGCTGGTGGAAGTTCGTCAGAGTAGCTGGTCTGCAGCGACATCTCAGGTCGTTGGCGCCACCTATTCGCTGCGCGTGAAAGGCAAGCCGAAACGCATTGTAGCCTCCGGTTCTTAAGCGCCTGCGGGCGCTTTTTCCCCCTCCATTTGATACACAGAGAGTATAAAAATGTCCTTACGTGAACTGGCACTTGCGCCTGATCTGGCTTTCCGCACAAAAATCATCACCGTTCCTGAATGGAAAAATGCAACGGTCACCCTTCGCGAGCCGTCAGGTGATGCCTGGGTTAAGTTTCGCGAATTTCTCACCCCGCCGGAACTGGGGGAGGGTGAGGAAGCTCCGAAGCTGACTGCTGCGCAGGAATTTATCCGCAATAAAGAGGCGGACACGATCCTCTTCGTTGATGTTCTTCGCGATGAAGCAGGCGAGCGTGTTTTTTCTGATGATGATATCGCTACCGTCGCAGAAGTTTATGGCCAGGTGCACAAACGTCTCCTGAATGTGGCTCTGGCGCTGGGCGTGGATCAGGATCAGGCCGAAAAAAAGTAAAGCAACCCCTTACATTCTTTCTCATGACGCTGGCGCTCCGACTGGGGCGCACACTCCACGAACTGCGCAGCACCCTGACGGCCAGTGAGCTGAAAATGTGGATTGCCTATGACCGGGTTAGTCCGATTGGTGACTGGCGCGGCGATGTTCAGGCGGCACAGATATCGGCGGCAGCATTCAATGCCCAGGGTGGCAAAGCGAATATGGCTGACCTGCTGCTGAAATGGGGTGCTGAGGAAGAGGGGGGTGAAGAAGTTTCTGAGTTTGAAAAATGGATGTCTGATCTCTGATGCCCGCGCTGCGGGCTTTTTTATGGGTGAAATATGGCTACGCTGCGCGAACTGATCATTAAAGTCTCCGCTGACTCCGGCTCGTTCCAGCGGGAAATTGCCCGCGCCTCACGGATGGGGCAGGACTATTATAAAACAATGGAGCAGGGCGGTAAGCAGGCGGCAGCCGTCACCCGTGAAACGCAACGCTCTATTGCTGCGCTGAATGCCGAGCTGGTCAGCGTTAAATCTACCGCCACGGGCCTGGCTGGCGCGTTTGCAGGGGCATTTGCCACGCATCAGCTTATCCAGTATGCCGATACCTGGAACCAGTTAAGCGGGCGTCTGCGCCTGGCTTCCACTGGCGCGGAGGATTTTGCAGCAGCGCAACGCTCGTTAATGGCAATCAGCCAGCGCACCGGCACATCATTTGAGGCCAACGCAACGCTGTATGCTCGTATAGCATCTTCATTGCGCGATGCTGGCTACGCGTCAGCCGATGTGGCAAAAGTCACGGAAACGGTCGCCACGTCTCTGAAATTGTCTGGCGCGAGCACGGAGGAGGCCAGCTCCGTTATCACGCAGTTGAGTCAGGCACTGGGCTCCGGCGTACTGCGCGGCGAAGAATTCAATGCAATTATGGAGAACGGCGGCCGCCTGGCGAAACTGCTAGCTGACGGTATGAAAACGACCGTTGGCGGGCTGCGCAATATGGCGCAGAACGGGCAACTGACAACGGATAAAATTGTCCCGTTACTGACCAATGTCGAATTACTGCGCAAAGAATTTGAAACGCTACCAGCCTCCATCAGTGGCTCAGCACAGAAAGTCCAGAACAGCTTTATGGCCTGGGTTGGTGGCGCGAATGACGCCCTTGGCGCGTCCACGGCGCTGGCTGGTGCTCTCGATAGTCTGGCGTCAAACCTCGATACAGTGGCTAGCGGGGCGGCAGTTCTGGCCGCTGCCGGTGGTTCTCGCCTGCTTGGTGGTATTCTGTCCGGCGTGACTTCATCCGCAGGTAAGGTGCTGGACGCCAGAAAAGAACAGATTGCCTTAGCTGATGCGCAGGCTTACGCCGCAACACAGGCACAACGCAAAGCACTGGCGAACGCCGGTGCCGCAACGTCTGCCTATAACCTTGCCGTCGCCGAGGCGAATGTAGCCAAAGGCTCAAATGCCTCAGTACTGGCGACTGATAACGTCATCAAAAAACGCAGTGAAATGATCGCCGCGAATGCTGAGCTTGTTCTTTCAAACCGTGCTGTCACAGCCTCTCAGGAGTCGTTAAACCGTGCCACGTCAGCAGTAGGCCTTATGCGCAGCGGGCTTACGGGACTAGTGTCGCTGGTTGGCGGTATCCCGGGTATGCTGACGCTGGTTGCCGGAGGTTGGTACGCTGCGTACCAGTACCAAGAGCAGGCCCGCCAGTCTGCCCAAGATTACGCTCAGCAGATTGATCAGATCAGGGATAAAACATCAAAGATGTCCCTGGGGGATGCCGACAGTAACAGGGGGAAAACAGTTGATGCGCTGGTGGAGCAAAACCGCCTGATAGATGAGCAGGCCGGGAAAGTGACCGCACTGAAAACGCAGATCGATGATCTGAATTCAGCGCGGAACAAACCAGGCATTACCAGCGAAAATGATGCAAATATCGTTAAGTCGCTCGGTATTCTGACTGACCAGTTAACGGTTGAAGAAAACAAGCTGAACCAGATGCGCGACCGTTCCCATGTCATTCAGAAAGCCCTGGAGGAAATAGAAACAAGACGAAATGATCTAATTCGCGAACAGGCCTGGCGACAAAACGAGGCTTATTATTCGCTGTTAAAAATGACAGGTGCACACTCTGAGTTCAACAGGCTCATGAGTCTGGGGAACACACTTCTCTCTGCACGTAACAGCCTGGTGCAGGTACCAATGGCATTACCGCAGGCCAGCGTGTCCGACAAAGATGCTAAAGCGTTGCTCAATAAACAGCGTCAGGCTGAACTGGCCGGGTTAACTGGCATTGCTAAGGTCAACCGGCAGGTTGATTTTGACCTGCAGGATATGGGCCGAGACGGTCCGAATAATTCAACCTTTGCGTCTCAATATCGGGCAGCGGCAGAAAAAGACTATAACAACACTCAGAACGTGGCAGCGGCACAGAAAGCAAAAGCAGACGCCACCAGGGAAGCTGAAAAGGCTGACCGTGCTGCGGCGTCTCAGGCTGAACAGTACAGCCGAAAAATGGCTGATCTTTCCGTAGCTATCGAGGTGCAGAAAATCCGCGCGACTGATGGCGAGAAAGCGGCAGATCTCTACGCCGCCGCGAATCAGGCGGGTACGAAATGGACGGATGAGCAGCGCAAAGCGATCCGTGAGTCCTCAGCAGAGTTAGCCCGCTGGACACAGCGAGCAGAAGAGAACGTAAAAAAACAACGCGATCAGGCCGAGGCGTTGAAACAACTCACCGAAGCGGCGCGGAAATTTAAGGATGAGGCAACGGCGGCGACGGATACCGCCGGACTGAGCGACAGGCAGCGGCAACGTTTCGACGAAACCCAGCAGGTTGAGCGACAATTCGAAAAAACCGATAAGGGCACCGCCGCTATCGCTGCGCGGAACGCTGCGCTTACGGAACTGAATAACAAATATAAGGCGATTGCCGAATCTGAGTCTGACTGGCGTAACGGCGCTTCTAAGGGGTATGCGAACTGGCTGGAGGAAATGTCGAACATTTCCGGGACCGTTTCGGATGGCGTGAAATCATCGCTGGATAGTGCATTCAGCAACGTCACGTCGATGCTGGAAGGGAATAAAGTCAGTTGGAAATCCTGGGGGATTTCGGTTCTGCAAATCCTTGAAAAAGTCGCGTTGCAGATGGCAGTTGTGAATGCGCTGGGCGGTTCGTCATCGTCTTCTTCTGGTGGCTTGCTGGGCACAATTGCAGGGGGTATTGCTGGCTATTTTACAGGAGGTTCAGGCGGTGCAGAGCATGTTAGTTCCGGCACTGCTTTGCAGGAATATGCCTCTAACTTTAAGTTTAACGCCATCGGCGGCGTGTACGACTCACCGTCACTTAGCGCATACAGCAATGGTGTTTACAGCACCCCGAAAACATTCGCATTTGCCAAAGGCGCGGGAATTTTCGGAGAAGCAGGACCAGAAGCCATTATGCCGCTGACTCGCGCTGCTGATGGTTCACTGGGGGTTCGTGCTGTCAATTCAGGTGTAAATAACGTTCAGACAGCCAGCGGTTCGCCGCAGGTTTATATCACCATCGAAGGTAATGGCAATACCAGCGTTCAGACGGATGGCGGTATGACAGAACAATTCGGCAAGGAGATTGGTAGCTATGTTGAGCGCCGTTATCGCGAACTGATGGCGCGTGATATTGCCCCAGGCGGTGCCGTATGGAATCTGGCTAAAGGAGGTCGTTAATGGCTATCGAAACATTTACCTGGTGCCCGCGCATCAACCCGGAGCAGGAAGTCAGTTTCCGAACACGCAAAGCACAGTTTGGCGATGGTTATGCGCAGGTTTCCGGCGATGGGCTCAATCCACGCTCGCAAAAGTGGACGCTGGAGTTTACGGGGAGCGAAACCTATATCACGACGATTAAAGCCTTTCTGGACAGGCATGGTGGGGTGAAAGCATTTCAGTGGACGCCACCGCTTGAGCCGCTGGGCTTATACCGTTGCGCAGGCTATAAGCCCACGCCGCTGGGCAACAAAAAATACAACCTTTCCGTGACTTTTGAACAGGCGTTTGCACCATGAGTTTAAACAACGATTATCAGAAACTGGAGCCGGGTAACACCGTTCGGTTGTTTGAGGTGGACGGTACCGCGTTTGGCGTTGGCGGGGTTTTGAGGTTTCATAATCACAATATTCCCCATACAGAAGCGGAAATAACCGCTGCTGGTGGGGATGAGTCAAAACTTCCGGCAAAATCCATCTGGTGGCAGGGCTTTGAGTATTCGGCATGGCCCTGTCAGATTGATGGCCTTGAAAAATCGACAAGCGGTAGTGGTGCAACGCCAAAACTCACTGTTGCGAATCTCGATGGTTCAATCACGGCGCTTTGTCTTGCATATGACGACCTGTTGAAAGCGACGGTCACGATACATGACACGCTGGCGCAGTATCTGGATGCGCGCAATTTCCCATCCGGCAATACCACTGCAGATCCCACTCAGGAAACATTGCAGGTCTGGTATATCGACGGGAAAAACACCGAAACATCAGAGGCTATCGAGTTTCGGTTAACCAGTCCGATGGACCTGCAGGGGTTAATGATCCCGACCCGGCAGCTTCATTCTCTCTGCTCCTGGTGTATTCGTGGTAAGTACCGCAGCGGTGATGGCTGTGATTATGCAGGCACGAACTACTTCGACAAAAACAACAACCCGGTGGCAGATCCTTCACTGGACCAGTGCAACGGCACCCTGACCGCCTGCAAACTTCGTTTCGGAGAAAATAACGAACTTTCCTTTGGTGGTTTCCCCGGCACGTCATTAATCAGGAGCTGATATGCGCCAGAAAACCATAGATGCCATCATGGCGCATGCCGCCGCTGAATACCCTCGTGAATGTTGTGGTGTCGTGGCACAGAAAAGCCGCATTGAGCGGTATTTCCCGTGTCGGAATCTTGCCGTGGCGCCGGAGGACAATTTTGTCCTTTGCCCGGAAGACTACGCCGCCGCCGAAGGCTGGGGAACGGTAACGGCTATTGTGCACAGCCACCCCGACGCGACAACACAGCCCAGCGAACTGGATAAGGCACAATGTGACCTGATGGCGGTGCCCTGGCACATCGTCAGTTGGCCGGAAGGCGACCTGCGCACAATCAACCCGCGCGGCGAATTGCCACTGCTGGAGCGTCCTTTTGTGCTGGGGGTTTACGACTGCTGGGGGCTGGTAATGTCCTATTATCGGCAAACATATGGTATTGAACTGCCAGATTACCGTGTTGATTATCCGTGGTGGGAGGACCAGTATCCCGACAATTTATATCAGGATAACTGGTATAAATGCGGGTTCAGAGAAGTGACTGACACCCCACAGCCAGGTGATGTAGTGATCATGCAGGTGCAGGCCAACAAATGGAATCACGCAGGAGTTTTGCTGGAAGGTAATCTGTTGCTCCATCATCTTTATGGGCGACTCAGTAATCGCATCCCTTACGGCGGCTACTGGATGGAACGAACAATGAAAATTTTGCGTTTCAAATCCCTATGTTAGTCTCATTGAAACATTCAACATGAGGAATAGGGATGAAACGTTTTATCGTATTGTTAACTTTAGCTATGATTTCCAGTTGCGCAGATAAACCCAAGCCATTAGATAGTGTGGATAAAGAATATGGTTGGGTTAAGATTTATAGCACTTCTGATTTTAAAATCGCTCAAGCCAAAGCGGATGTTTTATGTGGTCATCGTGCTTATTATCTAAAAGATTTGCACGAGAATAACCTGGGAACAATAAATCGCTTTCCTGAAGGTTATCACTCTTATTATTATCCATTTCAATGTAATTTGAATGACGCTGCAAATGCTGGCAACCCAGAAGCAAAGGCCATTTATGATAAAGAATTGTCGGATGCATATAAGAGACTTGATGAAGCTAAGCGCCATCAGTATGAGGTGCATAAAGCTTCTGCGAAAAAAAATGGATATGACTCTTATAGTATCGTAAATCCAGATGGGAGTATTGAAGCGCATAGTATCAATAGTAAGGGTCATGCTTGCCATAGCACTGTAGATACTTATGGCGCTTACACTGCATGTGATTAATGAATATTAAATTTCATTAAAATAAAAAATCAACTTCGTCGTTTTTTTATTGAGGTTGCCATGAAAGAGATAATGAGTCAAATTGAACTCGGCGGCATTTTGGGTAAAGCTTTTGGTAAAGTACATCACCGATTAATAAGCACCACTCACGAAGCTACGCGGGCCTTAGCTGCGACAATTCCCGGTTTTGAAAAGTTCATGATCTCAAGTCAGCGCCGTGGACTTACCTACGCGGTATTCAAAGGTAAAAAAAATATCGGAATGGATGATCTGGGATTTCCGGTTACCGGAGAAGTTATTCGCATTGTACCGATTGTCATGGGCAGTAAGAGCGGAGGTATTCTTCAAACCGTTCTCGGCGCTGTGTTAGTTGCAGTTGGAGCTGTTATGACGTACATGTCCGGGGGAACGGCATCCCCACTCGCCGCAGGACTTATGACCAGCGGTATTGGAATGATGGCTGGCGGAGTCATTCAGATGTTATCCCCGCAACCGGCTGGCCTCGCAAGCAAGCAGGACGCCGATAATAAGCCGTCTTATGCATTTGGGAGCGTAACGAATACTGCCGCTCAGGGTTATCCGGTACCCCTGATGTATGGAAAGCGCCGTATCGGCGGCGCAATTATTTCGGCGGGGATTTACGTTGAAGACCAGCAATAAAATCACCTCAATTTAACAACCTCCTTCGGGAGGTTTTTTTATGGGCGCAATATGGCTAAAAAGATTCAGGGGCGCAAAGGTGGCAGCTCCAGTTCCCGCACGCCGACAGAACAGCCTGACGACCTCCAGTCGGTCGCGAAAGCAAAAATCCTGCTGGCGCTTGGTGAGGGTGAATTTTCCGGTGGACTAACCGGGCAGTCTATTTTTTTGGATGGTACGCCGTTACTTAATGCTGACGGTTCGTCAAATTTCAGCGGTGTAACCTGGGAGTTTCGTGCGGGCACACAGGCGCAGCCCTACATTCAGGGGATGCCCGGCAGTGAAAACGAAATTAGCGCAGGCGGCATTACCATTTCCAGCGCAACAGCCTGGACCCGTACATTTACGAATCCCCAGCTTTCTGCAGTTCGCCTGCGCCTTAAATGGCCGTCAATTTTCAGGCAGGAAGATGATGGCGATCTGGTGGGTTACAGCATTAATTACGCCATTGATCTGCAGACAAACGGCGGCGCGTTCCAGACGGTAATCAACACCTCAGTCAGCGGTAAAACGACCAGCGGTTACGAGCGCAGTCATCGCATCAATTTGCCAGCCGGTGCCACAACGTGGACGGTTCGCCTGCGTAAAATCACTGCAGACGCGAACAGCGCAAAAATCGGCGATTCAATGACGTTGCAGAGCTACACAGAGGTCATCGACGCAAAATTGCGTTACCCGAATACCGCTCTGTTGTATATCGAGTTCGACTCCAGCCAGTTTAATGGCTCCATTCCGCAGATATCCTGCGAGCCGCGCGGTCGCGTTATCCGTGTCCCTGATACCTATGATCCTGAAACACGCACCTACAGCGGTACATGGACAGGCGCGTTTCGGTGGGCGTGGACCGACAACCCGGCATGGATTTTTTATGATCTCGTCGTGAGTGATCGTTTTGGTCTTGGCGACAGACTGACGGCAGCTAACATCGATAAATGGATGCTGTACCAGGTTGCGCAGTACTGCGATCAGCTTGTCCCTGACGGGAAAGGCGGTGATGGTCTGGAGCTCCGCTACACCTGCAATGTTTATGTGCAGGACCGTAACGATGCATACACAGTCATGAGGGATTTTGCGGCTATTTTCCGGGGTATGACCTACTGGGGCGGCAATCAGATTGTTGCTCTGGCTGATATGCCGCGTGATGTTGATTACAGCTACACCAACGCCAACATTATCGACGGTAAATTCACATACAGCAGCAGCACTTCAAAAACCCGGTATACCACTGCGCTGGTTTCATACTCAGACCCGGCGAACGGATATGCCGACGCAATGGAGCCTGTCTTCGAACAGGATTTGGTCAGACGCTTTGGCTTTAACCAGCTTGAACTGACGGCTATCGGCTGCACCCGACAATCGGAGGCAAACCGTAAGGGGCGCTGGGGCATTCTGACCAATAACAAAGACCGCGTGGTCACCTTCTCTGTTGGTCTTGACGGGAACATCCCACAGCCGGGATACATCATTGCGGTCAGTGACAGGGACCTGGCCGGAAAAGTGACAGGCGGCCGCATCAGCGCGGTAAGTGGTCGTGTACTGACGCTCGACCGTGTGCCGGATGCCGTAGCGGGTGATCGCATCATGGTGAACCTGCCGACAGGCGCATCACAGAGCCGCACCATTCAGGCTGTCAGCGGTAATAAAGTCACCGTTTCGACGGTGTTCACGACAACGCCAGAAGCCCAGGCGGTGTGGGTGGTTGAGTCCGATTCGCTTTATGCCCAGCAATACCGCGTCGTCAGTGTTACGGAAAATGACGACGGCACATTCACCATCGTGGGGGCAGCACACGACCCGGATAAATATGCCCGCATCGATACAGGTGCGATTATCGATCAGCGCCCGGTAAGTGTCATTCCACCAGGTAATCAGTCTGCACCTTCGAATATCGTCATTTCCAGTTACGCCGTTGTGAATCAGGGGATCAGTCTGGAGACGATGCGCGTCAGTTG